ATGGCAAGAGTAACAAAACCCCTTACAAATACCGAAGTAGATAAAGCTAAGCCCAAAGAGAAAGATTACAGTCTAATGGATGGGCAAGGGCTTTTTTTGCGTGTAAAGTCTAATGGCTCAAAATCTTGGCTTTTCAATTACTATCGACCTTTGACAGAGCCACCCAAACGCACAAATTTAGGGATTGGTGCTTATCCTGAAATTTCTCTTGCGCAGGCAAGAGCAAAGCGCGATGAATATCGGGCTTTATTGGCTCAAAATATCGATCCGCAGATACATCAAAAAGAACAAAAAATCGCAGACCTACAAACTCGTTCAAGCACTTTTTATAAAGTTGCCGAGAATTGGCGGGTTAAACGGCAAAATGATGTCGAACCGCTCACAATGGAAAAGAATTGGCAACGGCTGGAAAAATACCTCTTTCAAAAGCTAGGTCATCATCCTATTAATGCAATCACGCCATATTTACTTGTGGAAACGCTCAAACCGTTAAATGCAGCCGGGGAAAGCGACACACTGCACCGCCTGATCCGTTTGACCAATCAAATTCTAAATTATGCCGTGAATACCGGCTTATTACAGTTTAACTACTGTGAGAAGGTCGGCGAAGCATTCAGTAAGAAGCCTAAGCAGAACAATCCGGCTATTCGCCCCGAAGAGTTACCGGAATTTCTGAACACTCTTCATAACTCTAACCGCGATTTAGTTACAAAGATTTTGATCCAATGGGAGCTTTTGACAATGGTTCGCCCCGCAGAAGCGGTAAGCGTCGAATGGTGCGAAATTGACTGGTTAGAAAAGCTATGGACGATACCAGCCGACAAGATGAAGAAGACGAAGAAAGGCGCAAATTCGCATACTGTACCGCTTTCTACTCAAGCCATTGCTATTTTAGAGAAGATGAAAGCGATTTCCGGTAATTCTCGTTTTGTGTTTCCGCATTACAGCAAGCCAAACCAGCCGATGAATAAAGAAACAGCAAACAAAGCGATAAATTCGATGGGATATGCCGGCAGACAGACTGCGCACGGATTGCGCGCAGTGGCGCGAACGTGGCTTGCTGAAAATGGCGTAGGCTATGAGGTGGCTGAAGCCTGTTTAGCTCACGCAGTCGGCAGCGAAGTAAGCCAAGTTTATAACCGTTCAACCTATTTAGAGCAGCGTAAGCCTGTAATGCAGGCGTGGGGCGATTATGTAGAACAATGCTCCACTTTCTCGATACTGGCAAAACTCCCCTAAACCTTCCAAGCCTAGCAAACCCGCTAGGCTTTATTTTTACTTATCTCTTTTTATATATTATTTCTTATATATAACTCACTTTCTCACTTTTTCAATTAAAAAAGAAATAAATGATTGATATATAAAGGAAAATATAGAAGTGAGTTATAAGTGATAAAGTGATTTATCTCAAACCTACTACCAAACAAGAAAACATCCTATCTGAAAAGAAATGTAAATTTAGCTTTCATTTTTTATCGTATTTTTTCGCACAGAAAACAGCCTATTCAAGTTCAATTTTTAAATCCTTAGAATAAGGATTTAACGGATTTTTGAGCGGGGTTTTGATGCTAATCCATAACAAAATTAGACAAGAAGTTATCAACTTTTTAAGCGGTGAAATTGAAGAAGTTACCTATTTCCACAATGGATTACCGAAAATTCTCAATCTCGATGATGAATTGCCGATGATTGCGGTTTATCTCAATGGCGCAGAAGGGCAGCCCGTTACGATTGGAAATATCGAGTGGGAAGCTGATCTAGTCATTTTGACTTACTTACCTTTCCACCAAGGCGAAGCCGTTTTAGATGAGCTGAATGAGAAAATCAATCAAGCAATCTTATTCCACGACTTCGACAACTTCTCGCTAACCGCCGATTTCAATCAATCTTACGATTACGAATACGACACAGAAAATAATGCGTGGGTGAGTTCGGCATTAACGTATCGCGTTCGCTATCAATTCCAAACACTTAATCATAAGGAAAATGCTAATGTTTAAAAAACTCCAAGAACTACGCCAACAAAAAGCGCAAGCGGTTGAGCAAATGCGCGAAATGCTGGCGAATGCCGACAAAGAAAATCGCTCTTTGAATGAAGAAGAAGGCGGTAAATTTGATGCCTTAAAAGCAAAAGTGGACGAACTCAAAACCGAGATCGAACGCTTGGAAAGCGTCACCGAAGAAGAGCGCAGTAATCCGGCTTATCAGAAAGCCGAGAAAGCCACAAAAGCCCCAAGTAATGATGAATTACGCCACTGGATTAAAACGGGCGAACTGCGCACACTAGCGACAAATACGAATGGCGGTGCAGATGGGGGCTATTCAGTTATCCCACAGTTAGACGGCGAAGTGATGAAACGCCTTGCCGATGAAAGCGTAATGCGCTCACTTGCGCATACCGTACGTTTGCCGGTGGGAGCGAAAGAGTATAAAAAACTCGTTTCTGCGGGTGGTGCAACCGTTGGCCGTGGTACAGAAGGCGAAGCGCGCACCGGTACAAACACGCCGAAAATGAACGAAGTCACGATCGCTGTTCACAATGTCTTTGCGTATCCAAAAACCACGCAAGAGATTTTAGATTTTGGCGGCGTAGATATTCTCGGCTGGCTGACAGATGAAATTACAGATACTTTCGCCGAAACCGAAGAAAGCGATCTTGTGAACGGTACGGGCGAGAAAATGGCTAAAGGCTTTTTACACTACCCACGCACTACCGACAACGACAAAACCCGCGCATTCGGCACACTTCAAAAAATGGAAGTGAAAACCGACAAACTGAATGCGGATGTGCTAATCGATCTACTCTACTCACTCAAAGCCGGTTATCGCAAAAATGCAGTGTGGGTTATGAACTCACAAACCGCCGGTACTATTCAGAAATTGAAGAACGGCAACGGCGATTACATTTGGCGCGACGGCTTACAAGCGGGCGCACCGTCCACACTGTTAGGCTTGCCGGTCTATTACCTTGAAACAATGCCGGATGTGGCGGTCGAACAGCCATTCTTAGCGGTAGGTGATTTCAAACGTGGTTATACAATCGTGGATCACGAAACCGGCGTGCGCACTCGCCCTGACAACATTACCGAACCGGGCTTCTATAAAGTCCACACGGATAAGTATTTAGGCGGTGGCGTGGTCGATAGCAACGCTATCAAGGTGCTTGAAGGTAAAGCCTAAGCATAACCACCACAGGGGCGATTTTCGCCCCTTTTTTGTCTAAGGAAATACGATGACAACAGAATTAGAGATCCGCATCAGTACGCTGACCGCAGACAGCGAAAACAAGAAGCTCACCGGCTATGTGGTGCAGTGGAATAAAGACAGTGAATTGCTGTGGGGCGAATATATCGAACGTTTCGCCCCGAATGCGTTTAGCCATTCTTTGACGGGTGGGCAAGATGTGCGCGCGCTGTTTGAACACGACCATACAAAACTGCTTGGACGCACATCAAGCGGTACACTTTCACTACAAGAAGACGCGATTGGTTTACGTTTTGAACTCACCCCACCGGATAACCAACTAGGGCGCGATCTGCTGGTAAGCGTGGAACGTGGCGACATTCGCGGAATGTCCTTTGGTTTCATTGCCAAAAAGAACGAGTGGGATTTTTCCGTAGAGCCGAATTTGCGCACCGTGACCGAAGCAGAACTATTCGAAATTACCGTAACCAGCATTCCGGCATATCCGGACAGCAGTCTAGCCATTTTGAAACGTTCGCAAGCGGTCGCAAAAAGCGAAAAATCCGCAAACTGGCAAGACGAAAACCGCCGTAAATGGTTGGCTGTGGCGGAGGGCTAACGATGTTTGGATTTTTTAAGAAGAAGCCTGAAACCCGTTCTTTTACGGTGGATGATGTGCTGGGGATTATCGGCGCAGCCAATACCGGCGCGGGCGAATATGTTAGCCCACAAACCGCCGAAGCCCTGCCCGCGGTATTGAATGCAGTCAATGTGATTGCGCAAGCGGTGGCAAGTATGCCTTGCTATCTGTTCGAAGTGAACGCCGACGGGCGCGAACGGGTAGAAAATCATTCGGTGGAATATCTGCTGAATGAAATGCCGAACCGCAACCAAACGCCCTACCAGTTTAAAGAAGTGATGATGCGCCACGTTCTTTTAACCGGCAACGCATACGCCGTGATCGGCTGGAATGATAAAGGGCAACCGGAAAGCCTGCCCCCCTACCCGCCGCACGCGGTAAACGTCCAACGCACCACCACGGGCGCATATCTGTATCAAATCACAGACTTCAACGGCAAAGTAAGCACCTATCTTCAAGATGAAGTGCTACACCTACGCCACGCCAGCCACGACGGCTTTATGGGGCGTTCGCCGATTACCGTCTGCCGTGAAGCAGTGGGATTAGGCCTTGCCCAACAGAAGCACGGCGCAAGCATTATGAAAAACGGCTTAATGGCGGGCGGTATTGTGACCAGGCGGAATGGTTCGATCAAGCCAAAGGTCAAAAGGCAATCGAAGCCTTGAAACGCTATCAAGGGGCGAAGAATGCCGGTAAAACGCCGATTTTAGAAGGCGGTATGGAATACAAACAGTTGGGAATGAGTAACCAAGATGCGGAATGGTTGGCCAGCCGAAAATTCACGATTGAAGATGTGGCGCGCATTTTCAACATTTCGCCCATTTTCCTACAAGATTATTCGCATTCCAGCTACGCCAATTTCAGCGAAGCCAGCCGTGCGTTCTTGGGGCAAACCTTGCGCCCGCATTTAGTCAATTTTGAACAGCAATTAAAAGATGCCTTGATGATTGATCTCAATAGCCAAAGCAGGAAGCGGTACGTGATTGAGTTCGACACCAGCGACTTACTGCGCACCAATCAGCAAGAGCGATATCAAAGCTACGAAACCGCTATTAAGGCGGGCATTCTTTCCCCGAATGAAGCGCGTAAGCGTGAAGGGCTATTGCCTTATGTTGGCGGTGATGAGTATTCGCAAGCGTGGAAACAGACCGTAGAAGTCAAGCAAGGGGGCGAAAATGGCGCGAATGGTTAGAGCCGGAAAATTCGATAAGGTGATCACGCTTCAACGAATTGCGCCAGCGAAACCGGATAACCAAGGCAAGATTATTCGCAGCGGATCTACGATGAAGCAGAATTGGCAAGATGTCATCACATTAAGAGCCAGTATCGAACCGATTTCAGGGCGTGAGTATTTTAGTGGTGCTTTTCAAATCGGCGAGAACATCACCCGTATTCGGGTGCGCTATCGCCCTGATTTAGTGATTGTTCGAAAAATGCGGATTAAGTACGGCGAGCGGATATTTTCGATTTTTGATGTTATCGACTTTCACGAACGCCACGAAGAATTACAGCTTATGTGTAAAGAAGGAGAAGCGCACAATGGCTAATATTGACTTAGACGAAATTAAAGCACACTTGCGCGTAGAGCATAGCTTAGACGATGAACTGCTTGAACTCTTGGCGGAGAGTGCGGAAGAAGTGGCGCAGAACTATATCGGCAAAACGTGGGGCGATACGACCACCGATAAAACCGTAATCTTCACAAAGGGGATTAAGGTCGGTTGCCTGATGTTGATCGGGCATTTATACGCAAACCGTGAAGCCGTGGCCGACGTTCAACTGTATGAAGTGCCATTTGCGATTAGTGCGTTATGGAAGCCATACCGCGAACCGGCAATCTATTAGGAGCTGACAGAATGCCGTTTCAACCCTTGCGCCGTTGCACCTTCCCCGGTTGCCGTAACCGCGTCAAGTCTGGGCGATGTGATGAACACAAACCGAAGGACACCCGCGAAAGTGCGGCAAAGCGTGGCTACGATCACCAGTGGACAAAGTACCGCAAAGGCTACTTAGCTCAACATCCCCTGTGTGTGATGTGTTTAGCCAAAGGCGATTACACACCGGCAACCGTGATAGACCATATCAAGCCCGTAGAGAATGGGCAAGCCGACCCTCTATTCTGGGTGCAGTCTAATCATCAAGCCCTTTGCCGTGATTGCCACAGCTACAAGACACGAGAGATAGACAAACGCGGATATGGTGCGAAGAAGTGAAGGGATAAAGAAAACCCTGATACCTTAGCCAATCGAAATTTGGATTGGCTGAATAAATGAACGAAATCCAACTTTGGACTTCGTTTAATAAATAAACAAAGCTCAAATTTGAGCTTCGCGCAAAAATTAAACAATTTCAGCCAGTGGGGGGAGTTTTGGAAAGAAAAGCTCAACCGCTAAGAACCGCCCCCCAATCAAATTTTTACGCACGACAATTTTTTAGAAAATATAGACAGAAAACAGAATGACAAAAAAGAACATCCCCGAAGCCCCGAGCTATTTAGATGAAATCGCGCGCGAGCAATGGCAACGCAAAATCGCAGTACTTGCTGAGCGTGGCGATATTACCGATGAAGACTACACTAACTTAGAGCTTTATTGCGTGAACTATTCGCTTTACCGCCGCGCGGTTCAAGACTTGGCGGAGCGTGGTTTTAGCATTACCAACAGCCAAGGCACAGAAGCACGCAATCCGGCACTGACGGCCAAAAGCGAAGCGGAGAAAATCATCATTAAGATGTCTTCCCTACTCGGTTTTGACCCTGTGAGTCGTCGCAAAACGCCAATCGATACCCAAGAACAAGACGAATTAGACACCCTATGACGAACGAAAAACCGTGGCACGCCTACGCCGTGGCGGTAGAAAGTGGCGAAATCAACGCTTGCCGCCGTATAAAGCAAGCCGTCGCGCGCTACTTTGCCGACTTAGCCAACCCTGCTTACGTTTTCGATGTAGAAACGGTGGAAAAATTCATCAAATTTTCCCGCCTTTGTCCGCACGTCAAGGGGCATTTGTACAAACAGCCGATAGAGCTTTCAGACTGGCAGATCTTTCTTTTTGCGAACCTACTCGGCTTTAAACACGCCGAAAGTGGCTTGCGCAAATATCGTTCGGCTTACGTCCAAGTGGCGCGGAAAAATGCGAAATCGACCGTGGCGGCCGTGCTGGCGAACTGGTTTCTAGTAATGGAAAACGGTCAGCAAGATATTTACACCGCCGCCGTAAGCCGTGATCAGGCGCGGATTGTGTTTGATGATGCCAAGAAAATGGCGCAGTTATCCGCCCCGCTGAAAAAACGGCTCACCATTCAACAGCATAAAATGCTCTATTCGCAAAAAAACAGCCTAATGCGACCGCTTGCGGCGAAATCCAGCACCATAGAAGGCACAAACCCCAGTCTTGCGATCGTGGACGAATACCACCTACACCCCGATAACAGCGTCTATTCTGCGCTGGAACTGGGGCAAGGTGCGCGACCGGAAGGGCTACTATTCGCCATTACCACCGCCGGCAGTAATACGATTTCCGCCTGTAAGCAGCACTATGATTACTGCTGCCAAATTTTAGACGGCACGGAAAAAAACGAGAGCATTTTTATTCTGATTTTCGAATTGGACGACGAAAGCGAAGTTGATAGCCCCGAAATGTGGATCAAAGCCAATCCGAATATCGGTAAATCGATACCCTATGCCGATTTTGAAAACACCATCGCAAAAGCCCGTGGTATTCCGTCGGAATGGGTGGAAATGCTCACCAAACGCTTTAATGTGTGGTGCAATGGTACTACGCCGTGGCTAGGCGAAGGCAACTGGAAAGCGTGCGAGCGGAGCTATAACGAAGAAGAATTACACGGCAAAGTGTGCTATATGGGGCTAGACCTATCCAGCACCAACGACTTGACGAGCGTCTGCTACATTTTCCCGACTGACGACAACAAAGCACGGATTATCACACGGCACTACATTCCCGAATATCAGCTTGAAAACGTGGCCAACAAAAACCGCGCTATCTATCGCCAGTGGGCAAGAATGGGCTGGCTACGCATTACCAAGGGCGACTGTATCGACTACGACCAAATCCGCGACGAGATATTCAAAGACAGCGAGAAATGGGAAATCAAGATGATCGGCTTCGACGTGTGGAACGCCACCCACCTACGTACCCAGCTACAAGGCTACGGGCTGGACGTTGAGCCGTTTCCGCAAACCTACCAGCGTTACAGCCCCGTGGCAAAATCGGCGGAAGTGTTGATAAATCGGCAGATGATTGAGCATAACGGCGACCCCGTGCTTGCGTGGGCATTGTCAAACGTGGTTATGGAAACCGACGCAAACGCCAACATCAAACCGAATAAAAAGAAATCCGCAAATAAAATCGACCCTGCGATCGCCTTTCTAATGGCTCTCGGCACTTATCAGCTTGAACACGGTGATTTAGCCTTTGATATGAGCGAGCAGCAAAAAAATGAATTAAGTCAATTCAACGGAATAGATTTATAACTTTAATTTAACCCTAAAATAAGGACACCAAAATGAAAGCAAAAATTGCTAAAAATAATTTTGTTTTAATGGATCTCGCCATAGATTATTACTTACATCGTGGCACACCACCTTATACTTTTATGAGCTTGTGGAATGATAAAGAACCCTATCCGCTGAATGAATTAAAAATCTGCTTAAAAAAGCGAATAATGATTGCCGTAAACAAACAGAAGCAAGAATTTACACTAGGGAATGATTTACTTATTCAACGTCTAAACAAAAAACTAGAACGATTAAATAAAATCAAGGGGTAATATATGGCTGGTTTTGCCGATTTAATTTCAAAAAAATTAACCCAATTTCAAAACGACCTAGCCAGCGCGCAGAAAAAAGCAATGCGCGAAGGTTTAAAAGCAGGCGTGAAATTATATAAGAATATCGCTAAGCCGCTTATTCCGGTTTTAGGGAAAAGTACGGAATACCGCCAAAAAGGCACAGTGAAAAACAACTTGCGCCACCGGATAAAAATCAAAAGCAAAGACGGGCAATTAAGCGGAAAAGGCGTGATCAGAATACGCCGCGCAGGTGGAAAGAAAATGGCAGCAGTATCAGCCAACACCAAAGACAAAACAGACCCGTTTTACTGGTTTATGCTTGACCGAGGTACTAAGAAAATGAAAGGTGCGCACTTTATGGAAAAAGCCAAAAATGCCGGCGAAGCACGGGCAATCAACGAAGCGAAAAACGTCTATATTGCGACAATGCAGCAATCAATGGCGAAATGGCGGTAACTGTTCTTTTTTTGTCGTTTCTGTGCTATTGTTACTTAACAAGCGATAACACAAGGGGCGAAAAATGCTACTTAAAGAACAAGGCTACGATGAATTTCTAGCGGAAAAAATCCGCCGTGGGCAAGAAGATGTTAAGGCTGGGCGAGTTTTTACCGCCGAGCAATCACGGGCAAGAACACAAGAAGTTATCAGAAAAAAAAGCCGTTAGTTTCACAACTATCGGCTTTTTAAATTACGATAACCAATTTATTTACTGCTTACTTTGTCCAATAAAATTTTAAATGAAGGTTTTACCCTTCCCCTATTGCTACTCAAAGTTAGCGAAGAGAATTATAACACAACAGGATAAATTTAAAATGTCTAAATTAAAAAAAGAACCATCAGTAGAAGAATATCTCGCATTAGTCGAAAAAGAAGAATTAACATCAGATGATTTATTACTTAATTGACAAGGGGTTTCACGCTACATTACACGCATTGGACAATATGAATGATGATGACTTTATAGAAAGTGTAATACAAAACATTGATAATAATAAAGGAAGAAATGACATTACGGATATTAGAATGGCATTAGATAATATAGCTCAATTACTAAAAGAACAAGAAAACAGTAAAAATGAACTACTCTCTATTATTTCTTCCTCTGATGAGTTAAGTGAAGAAATAAAAGCTGGCCTAAAACAAGGCATAGACGCATTACTCACACCCTTTTCCCCTGGTTTTAATTTATTATTAACAGGAATAAATATCCACGCCACCAGTATTTATAAACAACTGGAACTAAATCAAATAATTAACGGAAAATTGAATATTCGATTAAAAAATACGACTCGTGATTATGTGGCAAGAGTAAAAGAAGTGGCGGAAGAAGAATGGGAGAAAAGATTAGAAACCACCTATGATGAAATGATCGCCCTTATCCGAAAAAAATACACGATCACAGAAAAAGACGGGGCGATTAAAAAAGTTCTTAATCAAATTGATCCATTACCGGCGGATAAATGCCGCAGAAATGGCAAAATCGTTGATAAAAAAACACATAAGGCTTAGAAACAACCTTGTAAACCTACAAACACGCTTCTAAGGCTTAGACGATCATTCATCATCTAAACTAAATCAGTAAAAATCCCTCTCGCAACGTTGCTTAATCAATCAAAAGTTAAGTTAAGAGAGGATTTACAATGACACTTTCTCATATCCCACCCCATAAAGCCCCTACTGCGGAAGCAGTATGGGGAACAACCCAAGACACAATGACGATGATCGGCATTAAACGCACCAAGCTAAACAGCTTGATGAAAGACGATCCGACCTTCCCGAAACCTATCCGCCTATCACAAAATCATATTCGCTGGAATTTATCCGAAATCCGCGAATGGATTGCGGCGCAAGAAGCGAAAAGGGGGTAATTATGTCTGTGATAATGAAAGCAATTCAACGTCTGATCACTCACCCGCAGCACGGTTTTACTGAAAAAGACTTTATCGAAGACGGCTACCACCTGAACGCCCGCAACTACGCTTACGATATTGAAAAGCTTATCGATGAAGAACTGATACACGTGCGCCACACCTCACCGGCTGGGCGACCCTACACCAGCTATAAAGCAGCTAATGCGGAACAAATCCACAAATTAGCACAGCTTTATAACAGCAAACTACAAGCTGGGAGAAATCGCAAAAGTTACGCAAATTTCACGCCGTTTAGTGAAAGCCAAATTCAACACGCTATTACACAGCTTGGAAAGCAGGTATAAAAAAAGCGGCGATTTCCTTCGCCGCATTTTCCCCGTTTCCACAGGATTTCTAGAAACTACACTTGATGAAATGACATTTACCGAATAGGACTTCTTAAAATGCGAGAACATTATAACACCATTATGAACAAAATTCATCAAAAATAACAAGAAGATAAATTTATTTCACCTAAAAACCATTTGACACCTTTAACCAAAGCGATTTATATTACAATTGCTGTGGCAAAATCCACAGCCGAGCCTGGAAACTCGAACAAATTACAAATGGCGAACAAAAGCACGCCGTCAAACCGTGCTATTTTTGTTTGTAGCACACGCACACCCAAAGAAAACAGCCAATCCAAAAATGGATTTGCCGGATTTCTCTCTATGGTAGCGTGTAATGGGAAAGGTTCGCCCTTTGCTGTGTTCCATTTGTCGCAGTTTTCCAGCCCGTTGCACGCTATCGCCCAAACCCTGGAAAGTTTAGCGATAGCTCTTCAAAAATCACAAATGGAGCTATTAGCAATGCTATTCAAATTCCTTACCGGCTCACGCCTAAAAATTACTATCCGCGCCAATTCCGAACAGGAAGCCCGCCAACGTTTACAACTTTCAGAAAGCGCAATCTGTATCGCCCGCTATTCCAATGCGTTTCTTGCGCAAAAACAGGCAAAACTGACCGCTTGTAAGGGGGTGATGTATGAGTAATTCAATCCTACAAGCCAAAAAGATTGTACAAAATAAACCAAAAAATCCAATGAATGTACAAAATCACAGCTTGCCAAAAGCGAGCAGTTGCGGGTATGATGAAAACACTACTACACTTGACGGCAACCGCAACCGTTACACAAGCGGTATTTTTTTACCTGAAATTCACCAAACTCACGGGCTTACTACACCCGTGATCTATTCAGATTTTGCGGTAAGGGCGACACCCCGAAATAAGGCGGATTGTATCCGCACGAATAAGGGGGGCTATTCAAGTGTAGCAGTTGAACCCTTATCGCACCCTTTCAGCGATAAATCCCTATCACTAACTAGAACACTTGAAGCTATGAACAAATCAACCCAAACCCCAAAAGGCATTATTGCCAAATTAACCGCATTCCTTTTCGTTCTTTCTGCTGAAAAGGGAGCTTTCTATGCGTAAACCAATCCTACAAGACCAAATCGGCGCACTATGGAATACCGTTTCACTGCTCAACCTACTAAGCAAGGTCAATCCCAGCGTAGCCAAAGCCGGAGAGTTCCAAGACAGTTTAGAGCTGATTGCGAAATCTTTAACCGAGACCGTGAACCAAATCCAAGACTTTGCAGAAGGGGGCAAAAATGCGTAATTTAGAGACCCTTTCACAATTAACTGAACGAACTTAATCAGCACTTAACGCAAGTAAGCGCGCTGATTGATTTTATGAGCGTGGACTACTGCAACAATGAAAACGAGTTTACCGCAAATCCTGAAATTGTCGGAAATCTGCTATGGACGGCGCAAACCTTGCTAGACCACGCGAAGAAATCAGCGGATAAACTTTACCATTTCAACCGCGAAACCTACTTACAGGCACAACTTACACAATCGGTGAAAGTTAAAGGGGGTAAAAATGTGTAA